GAAAATTCAAACCCGAAAAAATGTCCGATGATAGGGTATGTGTTTTTATAGGTAAACGTAACACGGGTAAATCAACACTCGTGAAAGACATTATGTATTATAAGAAACATATACCAGCCGGTGTTGTTCTATCCGGTACAGAAGAAGGGAATCATTTTTACGGTGAATTTATTCCAGACCTGTTTGTATATGGTGATTACGATAGAGATGCTATAGAGAGAGTTATATCGAGACAAAGAAAATTAGTTGGTACGAAAGGTAAGAGTATAAATAATGGTACATTTATGCTTTTAGATGATTGTATGTATGATAGTAAATTCTTAAAAGATACGTGTATACGTCAATGTTTTATGAATGGACGACACTATAATATATTTTTCATGCTTACTATGCAATACGTCATGGATCTCCCACCTGCGCTTAGAGCAAATGTCGATTACGTCTTTGTTTTAAGAGAAAATATCATTCAGAATAGAGAAAAAATATACAAATCATTTTTTGGTATTTTTCCGAATTTTGATATGTTTAATAAGGTCATGGATGCATGTACAGAAAATTACGAGTGTTTAGTGTTAGATAATACATCAAAAAGTAATAAAATAGAGGACTGTGTATTTTGGTACAAGGCTACACTCAGGAAAAACTTCAGGGTAGGTAGTCCGGATCTTTGGAGACTTCACAAAAAAATGTATAATCCTAAATATTTGGATCAAAAGGAATCTGATGCTAAAAATGCAACTAAAAAAACGAGACTTAAAATAACAAAAACAAAGTAATAATGAATTTTATCAGACGGACGTGTACTTCGAGAATGGTGTACCCATACGCAAAATTTAACGAACTCTCATCAGATGGCTTTAGGAAAAGTGATGGTTATTATGTGTACGTAAATGTATGTCACGATTCCAAACGTATATATTTTAACGATTCTATACCAGAACATGAAAAAAGTGATGTTTTACCTAAGGTTTTAAATACATTTTTGGGTATGTACCCAAGATATGTTTTACACTCAGGCGATGCGTCAGTGACTGAGTCTAAAAACCTATGATTACCATAAATGACGGACGTTAGAACTATGAATTTATCAGATTCCGGTGACGGAATGGTATCGTTAAATAATAACCAGTCTACTAATTTCGTGCCGAATAACCCACCCGAAAAAAATGTGAGTGAAAATAAACAAACGATGGACTCTACTTCAATTTCCGATATTATGGGTCAAGCTGAAGACCCAATGGAACCACCCATGATGTCTCAAGACCCACGCATGACGCAAATGCAAATGCAAACACCAATGATGATGGCACAACAACCAATTCAACAACAAACCCAAGAAAAGAAACCAGAATCTAAAAATCCATTCAACCTTACTGATGACCAGTTCGAAGCACTCATCGTTGCGGCGTGTGCTGCGGTGGCAATTAGTAAGCCAGTTCAGGAAAAACTCGCAAACTTCGTCCCATCGTTTTTGAACGACCAAGGACACCGAAGTGCCGTGGGTTTAGCATCGACCGGTTTGGTCGCGGCGATCGCCTTTTACATTGCGAGAAGATATGCTTAATATAAAGGGGCATTATAGTGTTTATACATTCTCTTTCCGAAAATAAAATAGGAAATGAGAAATCCGAACAGTAAACCAACTGCGCGAAGTCCTAAAACAGTACCAGTACTCTTCGTAGTTTTACCATAATCTCTAAAATCTTTTTCGAACCTTTTATTTATCTGAGAAATACCAGCAACTATACCCATACCTAATAAAGTTGACACCATCAAAAATGGTGCATCCATAGCTAAACGCCCAATTATATCACCGCCACGTGGTAACGCAGTAATAATTAATGGTGTAACGATCATAATTATGAACATATTTAACCATTTATTGTTTAAAAGTAGGGGTGTACTCGAAGTTGCGAGTAAAGTGTTCAATAACAAATATGCTTTCATTAAATCACCAAAAGATTGCATTTATTACTACCAAATATTATTTATCCTGGATGTGTTTACCACAAAACTCACGGCGCTGTGGTATTTCCTGGTATATTCCAAGTGAAACGCATATTGTTCTAAGTTTATCAAAATTGTTCCAGAACTCTTTACTGTGTGAATATTCGTCTACGGTACAGTGCGCGAGTTCGTGTAAAAGTACATGAAATATTTCGTTCGGTTCACCGTCTATACATATACCTATATCACTACCTTTACTTACATTGTAGCCGATTGAACCATTTAAACGACGGTGTGCGGTGATGGGGATTTCTTTACACAATATTTTGAATTCTTCATTATTTGTTTCCCTGAGGTGATCTCGGAGTGTCCTGTACTTTTCACGCACTTCCGTTAAGTTTGATGGTTCTTTTACATTGATAAATATAATACTGTTTATGATAAGGAGGAGTAACGTAAGTATCATCTTAACATAACCATATATAAAAAAAAAATAATCAATATTACTTTAATGGAATCGAAATATCCAAAAGATGGTATATTTCTATTCGATGATGTTCTTACTGAAGAGGAATGCAAGTATTTCATAAATATAACAAACACATATGCAGTTAAAGGGCGTGAGAAATATGGACCACGGGCAAACGTTGTAGCCGATAGTGTCAATATAGTAGAATTATCGGATCCAGATGATAAGAAAAAAGTGACCGACCTTATGTTTGAAAGGATACTTAAACTGTGTAAAAACTTTAAAGAAACATATGACATAGAGATGGGTGGGTTCACGACGCCAACCTTGCGTAAAATTACAGGTGCGACGCGATTACACAAAGACGGTGTAGTACTCGGTAAACAAATAGATAAGGATGGAAAATGTCCCGCATCGGAATTGAGAAATATGAGCATTATCGTAGCTCTAAATGGGGATTATCAAGGTGGTGAATTGTGTTTTCCCGAACACGGAAGAAGTATTAAATTAAAAAAAGGGCAAGCGATTGCATTTCCGCCTTATTGGACACACCCACATTATACCAACGAATTATTAAATGGTACTATGAGGTACACGGTAAATTTATGGACCCATGAAAAAGTCTGATTACTTTTTAAACACGAAACAAAATTTACTATACAGATCCGAAACCGGGTTTCCTTTAAGATCTTCCCATACTGTTAAAGTAAACCCCAAATCTTCCATACGTGTAAATAACATGTCTTTGTGTGCAATCGGTTCAACCTTTGGTCCATCGGCGTAATACGGTGTATCTGCTAAGTGGACGTATAACTTTTCACCAAAGTTTCCCGAACTCGTATGTTTCATTAGAAAATAGTTTCCGAGATCGTCTCTTACGGGTGTGTTCATGATAATCTTATCGGAATTCGGTATGATTCCTATAAACCGACCCCCGGGTTTGATTCTGTTCTTTATGGCTAAGAGTGATGTTTCAAATAACTTGTTCGTTTCGAATATATAGTGTAACGCAAAGTTATAACACACGACATCGTATTTTCTTTGGGGACACGCGAATATGTCACCTTCGTAAAAGTTGACGCGTATTTTCATGTTCTTGGCACGCGACTTAGCTTCCTTGAGTGAGTCTGGGTTCGGTTCACACATGCTTATATTAGCCCCCGCGTGTCGCCACTTCTGGAGATCACCACCGAATCCACATCCTACATCCAAAATACTGTCGCCTTCGCGGGTAGCCGATTGGATGAGGAGACGCTTGGCCTCGTTATGGTACTTGCGTATCTCCTCCATTTATTTTTAGACGTTTTTCCTTTTTAAATCACTAAGGTTTAAAAAGAAGAGTTTAATTAATACAAAAATGAAACCTATCATTAAATGGGTCGGTGGTAAAACACAGATTCTTGATACCGTTCTTAAATCATTCCCTAGGAAAATAGAAAACTACCACGAACTATTCGTGGGTGGTGGGAGTGTTCTTTTTGGGTTACTTGAGAGTAAAGATATTACGGTAAAAGGTAAAGTGTATGCGTACGATAAAAATCAAAAATTAATCAACATGTATAGACAGATTCAAACGAACCCCGAGGAAGTACACGAACATTTACTCGAACTCTTTACCACATACGATACACGAACTGGTACGGAAATATACCGTAAACCGGAAACTGAAGAGGAAGGTTTAACATCGAAGGAGAGTTACTATTATTGGATACGCAAAAGGTATAATGAATTGATACCTACTACACCTACACACGCGGCGACGCTAATTTTTCTAAACAAAACGTGTTTTAGAGGTGTGTATAGGGAAGGTCCTAACGGGTTTAACGTACCCTACGGACATTATAAAACGACACCTTTAGTAATATCTTTAGACGAGTTAGTAAAAATACAAGACCTTATAAAAAATGTGGTTTTCAAATGGTGTGATTTTAGAGTTGCATTTATACAAACCGTAAACGAGGGTGATTTTATATACGCGGACCCTCCGTACGCGCCGGAAAGTGTTACGAGTTTTGTAGGGTATACAAAAGACGGGTTTAATTTAGATGATCATACTGATTTGTTTAATTTATTAAAACATTCTAAAACTGATTTTGTGTTATCAAATGCGAAAGTACACCTCGTAACCAGTACTTTCGAAGGGTACGAGGTAAAAGATGTACCCGCGAGACGAGCGATACATAGCAAAGACCCATCATCTAAAACAACGGAGGTGCTCGTACATGGATATGTTCAAAAATAGGTTCCCATTCAACCTTGTATTTAGCCGGGAAATAAACAACTTTTTTCTTAGTATTGTTCGTGAGTGTTGTCTTACGCATAGCTGCATTCTCACCTCCCACGAAAAAAAATCCAATACCTTCCTCGGACATGATCTCGTACGTGTCTTCATATCTCGAAGAGTTCCAAAAACACTCGTTTAACATGTAAGAAAAACGGAAGTCTGCGTTTGGGTACCTCTTCGAGTACTGTTTCAGTTTATGTGACCCCAAACCAATCTTTTCGTCGGTAGTACCAGGACCAAGTTGGTGCTTCTTTTCAATAATGTGTACGTAATTATCACACAAACGACGAAACATTCCGTCGGGTTTTAATTTTTTAACGTACTCTTTTTCACCTTTAAATTGTTCGAGATAGGCAATTGAATTATTTTGGTCTATATACACGTAGTCGTATCCATTAATCGAAATGACTTCACCATCTTCGAAATCGGATGTTTCATTCTCGAAGACTTTACCCCACTTGTTCGTTTTTTCACCACCTTTACCGTTTTGTTTCATTTATGTATATTAAATGATGACAAACCCAATATTCTTAGGTTGAATTTCTTCGCATAATTTCCAGTTCCAAAGGTAATAGTGGTTGTGTCCCGTACCTTCCATGAACTTATGTTCGCGAAGTTCTTCGTCGTCTACACTTACGTTTAGACAATTATATACGTCAAACCCACGGTTACGTGCCATGATTATGGCATCTTTTAAACAGTTACCAACGTTATAGAACGTGTACGCTTGTTTTATGGTTTCACCACTTGGTTTGTGTATATAATCTAAACTATAAAACGTAGCAAATTGATCTTTTTCGTCGCTTAGGTACGTATACACGGTATCTTTACGAGGGAGAATCCAGTGCTTAACATACGATTCGTCTATGTCGAGTGAAAGTTTAAACTTTTTTAAATGGTCGCGTAACATTTTCGTGACGCGGGGTATATCATCTATAGTCATTTCCCTAAACTGTGAGGTACCTAAAATACGATGTGCTTGTTCTCTTGTATTAGAAAACCCTACGCGGTTTAATTTTTTGACGTTTATGAGTCTGTGCCAATACTTGACTTTAGCGATGGGTGTAGGTATTCGTTTAACAATGGTAGATATACCGGACCATATATTATTTAGATTCATACGCCGAACTTGTTCGGAAATAATAGTGGGTGTAAACTTTACATCCCTGATATTTTTGGATACGCATAGAAAGTTTGCTTGTAACATTTTAATATTTTTTTCATTTATACGAACGTTCACGGGTACCCCTGAATTGAAAACGGCGATTTCTCCTGTATCCGATTTACGTATAGCTATATTACACTCTTTTATATGATCCGGTGGTTGTGTTGCCCATTCGATGAGTTCTTTCGAATAGTGAAACTCGAAAAATTCGTCGCGAATATAGTTTTCTTTTAGGAATTCACAAAGTTCTTCTATTTCACACGAACTCCATTCGTATCCTTCAGGTAAAGGTGTTTTTTCGTACCTAAGTTCTCTCGACGAATCAATTTCCCCATCTTTTTCAAAAACAACTTTATCTTGAGGAACGGGTTGTTTATTCCAAAACTCGTGCATTGTGTTATACATAATAGACTTAAAGTTTTTAAGCTTAGTTAGTATATAAACAATGTCTCTCGAACAAGATTATACGACCGTACCAGGTCAACTTTACGCATGCCTTTCCGTCGTTGGTCCAGAAGCACCACAAAAAAACGATAAGTTTGGCATCAAGATTAGAGGTGCATTTGCGTCACGCGACGAAGCGGCTTCACACGCGAAACGTCTCCAAAAGGAAGATGCGACGTTTGATATTTACGTGGTGGACATGTATAAATGGTTGTTAATTCCACCAGACCCGACAAAAATTGAGGACGTTCACTATACGAACGAAAAGCTCGAGGAACTCATGACGGGATACAAGGAAAATCAAGCTATGGCGGCAAAGTTGTTTTCCGAACGTAAACGTGATATGATGGAATCCGGAACCAATTCGTTCATTAAACCGGGTGATGAAAACTCGAAGTATTATACGAAACCGGATGAACCACCGATTAGTCACCCAGCTGAAGTTCTCGAACGTCTCCAAAAAGAGAAACCAGATGCTCCAATGGAAGAACTCGTCAAGGAAGCGGATGCAATTGTGGCCGAAGAAATCGAAGAAAGGAGGAAGAAACGCGAAGCCGAAGCCGAAGCCGAATCGTCTACGGAAGCTCAGGATACGAAAGGTGAAGGTGAAGTCGAGGAAGGTGAAGAAGTAGAATCTAAATAATTAATTTTGTTATGTAAATGTAAGTATGTTGAGTATTATATTGAATATAATCA